AAGCGGATATTCCGTATCTCATTTCCAATGATGCGACCTACTACTACCGGAATCGTCTGTTCCTTTGCTCCGGTACTAAAAACCCAGTCGAAGATGTATACGTCGCCGTTCTCATATTCACGACCAATCGGCATGGACAGTGAGTCGCCACCACCGAAAGCAACGTCAACGACCGCAACGATCCTTGAATCACCTTCCGGCAGGATGCCGTTAAAGTAGCGCAGTTCGTCTGATGGGAACAGCAAACCTTCACGGACAAACGGCTGTTGCTGATACTTAGCCATCCACTCAGGTCTTTCAAGACGGTCACGCATCTCACGGTAATACTGCGTCGAGAACCCGTTATACTCGTAGTCGAAATTGGATTCGTCCGTAATAGGGTCAAGAGCCGGTATTCTCCGGAACTTGTAGTCAGGTCTGTTTCCGTACTGGACTCTCATGCGCTCAAGTGGGTCTAAAATCGACCAGAGCGTTCCGACCATTAAGACCTTTGCGCCGTCGTTCATACGGTCAAACATCTTGTTGAGCATTTCCTGATACGTGTTCTCCATACGAGTCGGAGAAAGCGAATGTTCCCTGTCACGAATCAGGTCATCGACATACAGGTAGCCGTCCTGTGAAATATCAATCGCTCCGGTCCAGGTTCCGTCGATACCACGGCATGTAACCGTAGCAAACCTATCAGGCTTGTCCAACGTAATCGTGAACTCATCAGCAGACTTATCACGGAGACAGACATGCCCCGGGTGCATACGCTCGTAGATTTCCGCAAAAGTATATTCCTCAGTCGTAATCAGATTGAGCAGTTCCTTGTGGAAACCTTTTGCCAGAATACCGGAGTGACCGCCCATAGCATTATGGCTGTTCGGGTGCTTACATGCGACCCACGCAATGAAGAAGATGCAGGTCGTACTCTTTTTTGTTCTCGGCGGCATCGACAATCCGTAGAAGCAGTATTTGCCATCTTCTAGGTCTTGAAGGTCATCCACAACAGCGCGAAGGGTCTTCCGGCTGGGATCGTAGTAACGTTTCTCGTAAGGTCTGTTCTTCTCCATGTACTCGATAAAGCTCAAGAAACTGTACTTTGTCTCGAAGAGCAGGAACTTCTCGTACATCTGACCGTAAACTGTCTCGCAGGTCTTGATGTTCAGCTTCATGGACACATCTTTGCAGAACTCCGATATATCGAGCCAAAAATCACGGTGGTTAAAATTATCATCCACTTCCCCGGCTTCTTCTGCCTGATACATCAGCCCGTGCATATCCTCAAGAGATTGAAGGTCTGCACCCTTCTGCACCATAAACTCTTTGATTGTTAAAGCTGTCTGCTGTCGTTCCGTATAGTTTGGCATAAAAAAAGAGCGACCCCCTTTCCGTAGAAGTCGCTCTTTGACTTGTTACCCACCCACACTACGGGTGAGCCATTGGTAATTACCGTATGCGTTTTAAGACCTCAATGATTTTGAGATTATCTCCGCTGTCCTTCCGAAGCTCAACATCTCTGCCTTTTGCAAGGATTGACGCAATGTCTTTGATGTGAGACTCAATCTGCTTCTCAATCTTCTGTTCTGTGTAATTCATAATTATTACGCCATTTGGAGACTCGTGACTTTAGTCATGGGTTATTGACGCTTCTTCACCTTGCTGAAATCAAGTTTCTTCGGATTGGTCTTGTCCGGCACGACGCCATGTCTCTGTAATTCGCATAAAAGACCTGCCGTATAATCGAGCAAGTCAATATGCGACATGGTTGCCAAAACGTTCCGGTAAGTTTGATATGTGTTGTATTTTCCCATAGTGTTCCGGCAAGGAATCGAACCTTGCATGTTGTTTCGGTCATAACTCGAAAGTTTTATGTGTTCCCTCTTACTCACTGGCTCCACGCTCGTGTACTCCGCCGTTTAATGAGTGTCCAACCACACGCTATGGCTAAATTATGATCGTCTGTGTCTACCCCTTTCACCACGGAACAATCGCTTGTCTTTCCGGAATAGCTGAACCTGCCGGAAACGCAGTGGTCAACCGAAGATACGTCTATCCGCGCACGACCTCAATCAGCTATGACAAGCGCACAGAGCTAGTTGGATTCGAACCAACACAATGCAGCGGTCAAAGCGCTGTGCCTTTCCCTTTGGCTATAGCCCTGATGGTAGCAGGGGCAGGATTTGAACCTGCGTTTTGAGAGCATGAATCTCACGAGATAGACCGAACTTCTCTACCCTGCGACAAAAAAGTATGCGGAAGATTTATACGGCACTTCCGCAAGCCGTCGAGCCATGCCCAAGCCCGAATGAAGCTAGAATGGAGAAAAATGTAGGGTACAGGTATGAAAAAAATCTGTACAAACCTGTCGGCACATTTGAAGTGCCTTTATCCAGAGCCGATGCCCTAACAGGTCGAGGCAAACCCGAATGATCCATCAAAAATGACAACCAAACTGGCAATGGCGCCAGTGAGAATCGAACTCACTCAATGCTCCGAGGACGCTTTATATTAAAACTCACTAGACCGACAATGTTTGGGAGAGGGACAAAGAAAAGGAATCTCCTTTCACTTTACGGTTTATGCTTATGTTGTTGTTTGTACTGCCTGCGTCAGCCTAGTGAGCTGTTGACTTATACTCTTCCGGTAGAACCGATGCCACCCCTGGACTCGTTTCCGAGAAATTCAACTGGTTCAAGTTCAAGGTCGGGCTGAATCTTCTGGATGCGGAACTGACATATCCGCTCGTTCTTCGGGATAAATGTCTCGCCTTTAAGACACACAGCCGGGAACCGCCAAATATCATCGTCTCCGCAATAAGCATTGTCGATAAGACCGACACTGTTTGCGAGAAGGACTCCGTATTTCTTGAAGGTGGAACTCCGAGGAATAACAAGAGCTTCATAACCTTCCGGAAGTTCAATGCTGACTCCGAGAGAAATCAGCCGATACTCTCCGAACGACAAATATGTGTCTTCTGCACATCGAAGGTCGCACCATTCTCCAAGATGGGCAGCTCCGATAGAATCAATGTCAGTGTGATACTTGACCCTAACCTTCACTTGACGTTTTCTCCAATCTTTCAATTTCGTGATTGATGTACCACGATGCCTTGCGTAAATCCTGCACCGCACTATTGCCTTCTTTGTGGCCGGCACGACAGATGTACTTGACGGCATTTCCGAGAGAAAAACCTAACTCCCAGTCGTCGATTACTTCTATCGCTTCGATGGTTCCGTAAGCATAGTGTGATGGATGGTCTATTTTCTCACTCAACTCCTAGTATCCTTTCCGTTACCTTTCTAGGCGAGTCTGTATCACCGATTGCATACGCCACCGTAGCGATGAAAGCATCACGAAAATCAATGTCATGCTTGTACGCTTCGATGATCGTTGCGCAGGCGTCCGCAAGTTCCGTAGCAGTAACTATATCTGCCATAACTTTTATGACCCTTTTTGATTTTTTAAAATTTTTGAGGACGTGTCTCAGCCCCCTAGCGTGCCGACCATTTCACTGACCGACTTTGTCCTGTAATCATCGACGTTGACCGAATACCTCTTGCCGTCGCACGTAATCTCGCAGGAACTTTCCGACCAACTGATGCCAACCGTATGACCTTTAGTGGCAAGTTCCGTATAGACTGCTATGCAATATTCCTGATAACTCAATCTTTAAGCACCCAAACCGAGACTATTGTAGCGAACAGTATTACCGACAAATGCGATATAGATAACTCCATAGATAATTCCGTAAATAGATTTTAGCTGACCTAATTTTAGCGAACCGGATTATAAAACCTAGAACTGTAAGACGTAACCTTAAACCACTTAAGAGGGTATAGAGTAATATATAATGTACTGTGATTAAATATATTTATATATATTACATTAGAGCTATATACACCCTAATTATTTAGCAGAAATATAAAGGTAATTTATTATATAGACCCTTTTTATTATTTCAGCTACTTAAGGGGAATGTAAAGGTTATATATCACATAGCCCTTTTTGTATTTTAATAACTTATGGGGTTCATCCGGCGCCGACTTGTTCAGACAGCACCCCGCCACCGTCAACCAATCGAAAAGCAGTTCCGAAAAGCGAAAAGCAAGCCGGGAAAAGCTGAGAATGTAAAGCGATCCGGAAAGAAGCCAGGAACGAAACCAAATGACTTTTGTCAGAATTTTCACGCTGATAAAAACAATTCATTTCATCTTTTCGCTAAACAAAAGTTTGGCGAATAGTTGCGAATACATGAACGCCGGAAAACCGCATAAATAAAGGCTTTTTTGGCACTTGCTATTGTTTCAAATTGTCATACAATTCTAGGGCCGGAAAACATGCCATTTTACCGGAACTGTATATACAATTCACCCTGTACTATCATCTCCGGAACTGTCCGAAATTCTAGCCTTATAGCGTTCGGCAATCGTGCTTGCATCCTCTACACTTGCAACATGTTTTACTTCTCTTGTGCTGCCGGGTAAATTCCATCCCTTTTCATGATTTAAGACCGCTAAAACGCCTATTGGTTGACGCTTTCCGGAGATCAAAAGGTCTGATAAACTTCTTTCTCTCTCAGCATCCAAAATTTTGAAAACGTCGGAGTATTTTGGGTTTGATTCCCTAACTACACCATTATACCAATCATATATAACTGATTTATGTATTCCAGTCATTGTACTAAATGACATTATATTAACTGCTTTCCCGTATATATCACACAAATATATATAGTGATATAAAACACCATAGAATAAATCTATATCGTTATAGTTCAATACAGAGTTATATCTATTATCCGCTTTATATTTTCCATGTGGTTTGAATACATGGTTATATACATACCTCAGGCAGCCGTTAAATACATTTTGAGTCTCATTCTTTAGATCCGTGATGTTATATTCTTCACAGAAATCTATAACAGCATTATCAATAGCATTTGTGAAGTATTCAATGCTATTTAAGTCTATATCATAGACCTTTGTTTTCATGCCGGAAATTTTACGACCCAGGACTCGTTTTGTAAATGATATACTCTCACGTTTTTAAGAAAGTTTTACTGTTTTGCCGGATTTTGGGACCATCTCAGCCCCTAAACGCCATTTTTAGACCGCCCTCAGCTTTTCCGGAACACTTCTACCATGGCAATAAAAAAGACCCTGTATAAGTCAATGCAGAGTCTTAAAGCCGTTATTTTACTGTTATGCTGCTTTACTTTTTACGGAACTATCGCCGGATCATAAGCCGGATTTTTACCGGAAGTATTTTATCTTTTCCTCATCCGTGATATAGCATTCGATTAAGTCACCCGGTTGACATCTCAGCATGATACAAATTCTGTTCAATGTTTCAATAGTGATGTTGCCGCCCTCTTTTAATGCCGTTAATGTTTTGCCGGACAAAAGACCATCTTTCCGAATTTCAGTAATTGTATAACCGTGCTTTTTAAGTTCGGCAATAATATCTTTTTTGTATCTAATCATTTTTCCTTCCTCTCTTTCCGATCTGGAATTATATTTTTGTTTCCAGTCTTATTATATACCGCTAAAAAGGAATTGTAAATACTTGTAAATATGCCTAAATTTAGGCATTATATTTTGTTTATTTTATGCCCCTTTAAAGGAAAAGTTTTGCTTGCAATTATGCCCCTTTAGAGGTATACTAGATTTAACAAAAGAACAGAACACCACAAAGAAAGGAAGTCAAAAAAATGAGTTATAGAGAACAATGGTTATCAAGTTGTTTTGGAACCAGTAACGCCGAAAAAATTCAAGTTACTTTCCGGAATGGGAGAACAGTTAATTACACAGCAAATACAATGGAACTTCTTAAAACAGACAGAACAGTTCGGATGATTGTATCACTGGAAACCGGCGAATTATATTTTGAGAGAGACAATGCCGGAAACGTAGTTTACAACGCTTGACACAAATAGGAACTTTTCAAAGTTCCTTATATGGTTCAAAACTTTTGGATCAGATAAGAAATTTTGAGAGGGGGACAACAAAAAAGTGCTTATAGTATTTTCCGTATTTGCAACATTCTTTGCATTGAATGTTATGGCACAAATCGACACATTCTTTGATTCAATTTACAAGTAAGCGACAAAGGCAATAGTAATGTTTTCCGCCGATCCTAGCGACGCCGGGAAACATGAAAAGCTGGATAGCCTACACAGGAGACAAAGTTAATTCAAATCACATTCATATATATAAGGAAAGGATAAAGCCATGAAGAACAACGAAGATTTTGAATATGTAAAGAGAATCGCACAGGAACTTGAGGAACTTGTTAACAATGAGTACGTAAGTTTTAACGGGGACTTCTACAAAGTTGAGGAAGACGAGAACGGCGACCGTTACGCCAATGTTGACGGAGTTATCTATAAGGAAGGCGACGACGAGAACGATCTGAACGACCTGGATTATTTCGGAATTTGGGATTATTTTGAAGATTGTTTTGATATTGAATATACATGTGACGCACAGAAGGAATATAAAGCCGTTAGAATTATGATCGCTTGCGGTGGCCCGAACATCTACGTAAACACCCGATCCGGAGACGTTGAGCTTTATTGGTGGACGGAGTCAGCAAGATACCCCCTTGCAAAAGAAGTCATTGAAGAGATTGACGGCTTTTTTGAAGAACAGTTTAACTGTATCTAAAACTTAATACGGGGACTAAATCCCCGTGTAATGCAGCCGGGAAAATCCCGACGGTTCCAAGCCCGTTAAATGCAGAGGACACGAACACAGAACGAAAGGAGTTAATAACATGTGTAAAGTTAAAGCATTGCAGACCGCACCGGAATTTACAGAAAGCCCATTCTGGCAGGATTACAGCGAAACGGACAACGGCACATATTACGACGGTTTGACGATCATCAGCACCGACCGCCATTTTGTGACAAGGACAAAACACACCGACCTTTTTGATTTGGTAGCCGATAACGCCTACGAAGCCGACGAAGCAACCGAAGACTTCCGAACATATAAAAGCGCATATTACGCGCCGTACTGCCGGAACTATACGGAATACATCACGCAGACTTTCAGACCAAAGAAGAAACTCAGCACGCGGAACATTCACCGGTTAAAAGAATTGTTTTCTACTATTGCAGAAGCCTACCATCCGGAATATGAAACCGATGCAATAGCGGAAGTTATGACAATTATTACAGGCGAAAAATACGAAGCCGGAACTCTTAGAGGATATTGCCAAGGCGACGAAGTGCAGATAATTTACAAAGCCGACGAATGGAACAAAGAAGCCATTGAAAGTCTCGAAGCTGAATTCTGGAACGGCGGCAGAGAGTATTACATCACAACCGAGGAAGACCCCGAAGGATATTGTATGTATTTCACGGAATGGGACGACGACGAAATTAAAAAGACAATAGCCGCCGAGACCGGAACGACACCAGAAGAAGTTGAACTTATATAACATTAGGTTGACGCCGTTATAATAAGCCCTTAACTCGTTTAAGGGCACTTATAAAAGCATTAACAAGACACTTTAAAGGAAGGATACAAACCCATGAAAAGAGATTATTTGAACGCATTTGCAGAAAAGGCAGCGCAAGCCGGATTTACTTTTACAGTTGGCAATTATGGAAACGCTGAAGCAGTTACAGTTGACGGCGAAAAGTTACCGCCGATGTACTGCAATGGTTTATTTTTCGTTTTCAAGTTCACACCCCACGACGGCGAAAACGACCACAAGACAGAAAATCTTTTCTGTGATCTGCTGAAAAGATACCGAACCATTGATATATTGACCGCTTATGGCGTTCATTATGGTAATGCATACGTTATTATTACGGCAACCGACGCGGAAAAGCTAAGAGCAGACAAGGACAGGAAAACAGAAGAACTTGACAAGTTTTGGACGGCACGACACAAGGCAATGCAGACCGCGACAGCATAAGCCGGAACGCCTCACACCCGATTTAAAGCCCGTACAAGCGTTATAGAGCCATTAACCGCTTTATAGTTAGGTGCAACCCCTAACACGGGTATTAACGGCACACAGAGCCGTATAAGACTAACAGAAAAGGAAGGAAGAAAAGACAATGAAATATAATTACTTCTATTTTGCAGTAATTGAGACGACCGACGACGGCAAAAATTATGCATACGCCGTTAGAGTTTCCGAAACTCAAAACATAATCAATTATATGCATAAGTTCAAGGCAATGAACGCCCAGCCGACGCGCAAGCAGGCAATACAGACCGCCGAATTTTGGAATGATTGTTTTAGACGGAATAATACTTTTCTTTTTGGCGACAAGGTAACAGCCGGAGACGTTTTAACACTGGATTGACAGAAGCCAGGAACGCCGAACGCCATAAAAAGCCCGTAGAGCCGTTAAAAGGCTTTACGGGAATACTTCTACCAACAACAGCAGAAAACGCCGCACAAAGGCCAATAGAAGCCGATCACGGCAAAGCAGAACGAAAGGAAGTGCAGAACATGAAGCGACACGAACGAATTAAACTTGTTACAACGGCATACACCGCCATACAGGAAATCGAAACAGAAAAGGACCTTAGAAAACAGAAATTGACGCTTACAGAGTATCACGCAATAGCAGAAAACCT